TCACTCTTCTCAGAAATGCAAGTCTAGCCGATACCCCACAGCTAGATAAACTCTCTACATCAATCGAAGCAAATCTAGGTTCACCCCTCTTCCTAAGAGAGAGTGCAAAAAATAAGCTGCTCCCCGTTTGGAGAGCAGCCCTTGGTTGATTATGATGTCTGATCAGGCGTTCTTGAACGCTTCAAAATACTTCAAAGCATCCATTTCCTCATCCACGGAATCTTCAGCGCGAGGCTTCTGCTTCATTGCAGAAGGCTTTTGCTTGAAATCCTCTTCATCGATATCCTCTGCGGTCTTCTCGTTGGAAGGAGCACTTCCACGAATATCTCCACCAAGAACATCATATAGACGCTTCTTCAGCTCATCATAAGACTTGAAGTTTTCTGGAGAAATGAACTGAGCAAGACTATGCTCGCTTCGCCAAATCTGTTCAATCTTATTGTCGTCGCCACCAAAAAGAGCACTTGGTGAATCGAACTCCGACTTATCATAGTTGGTAAATCCACCAACCTTGCGAATCTTCAACTTGAAGTTGCAACCACCCCAGAAATCAAATGGATTGATTGCATCCTCATCCTTAAACTCAGGCTTCATCTTTTCCTGAATCTTATCGAAGATCTTGGTCCCATACTTGTAGAGGAATACCTTTCCCTCATTCTGGGGATTAGACTCATCCTTCAATACTAGAATATTGGAAGTATAAGTTGTCTTGCGCTTACGAACACGCGCAATATTCTTATCTTCTTCCGAACCAGTATTCCACAACTGAGAATTTAGCTCGCTGACTGGATCCTTCTGGTTCATGGTTGTGAGAGAATTCTCAATATACCATCCACCTGGTCCTTGGAATGCGTGAGAGAAAGTCTTCACCCACGGAGTATCCTCTCCATCTACTGCGGGAAGGAAACGAATGACTGCGAATCCATTTCCCATCTTGTCTGGCTCTGGTCGCCAGAAACTATCATCCTTATAATCCTTCTTGGAGGAATCCTCCAGCTTCTTCATAAGATCGTTGATACTGTTCTTTGACTTGTTCTTGAAATCCTTGAAATTACTCATGTTTATTGCCTTTCCCGAAGAACTCCTTCGGCCTTTCTATGCTAGCAGGAACTCCCTGCATGTGGTTATTATATCAATTTTTAATCGAGTGTCAAGCAAATGGAAGACTATTTTTCTTCTTTCGAATTAGATTGATCTCCATTCCTTCCTGTTCGATTTTTTCCAAAAGAGGCTGAGTTAGCAATTTTCCTGCTTGAGTGTGATCCAATGAAAAATCCTCAAGAGTTTGGATAACTGCCTCGATATAGGTGTATTTGTTGTTTTTCACATAATTCTCGACCTTGCGAGAAAACTGTTCTTTAGAGATATCAAATATCATGTTATTAGATTATATATATTTTTATAAGGATTTATAATGCCTACAGCAGACACTAGTAATAATATCATTATAACCACTTACGATGCAACTGCGGTTCTAGGAACTGATTATGCGACGAGTGGTTCTGGTCTTTCATTAGCCCATCTCCCTTTGCAGAAACTAGTATGGGGATCAGATACACAAGCATTTAGAGCCTCTGAAACATATCCATTACCAGTAACAATTTATGGTACTACTTATAATTCTCTGATGGGTGTAACTTTCAGTGGAATAACTGGTTCTGTGTTTGTAAGCAATCGCTCAGGTTCATTCTTAGTTGTAGGTGGACCTAGCGGAAATCTTGCAAACTATGTTAGTGTTCCAGTAACTGGTTATGTCCAAGGTGCTACGAATGGTATTTTACTCGGAATCACGGGTGAAGTCAATATTAAAGGCATACCAAGAGTTCAAGGAACTACAGGTGGAATTCCAATTGAAATCACTGGTGGTATTCCCCTGTCCTATACACGCGATAGCGTTACTGTAAAGGGATATGTCGGAATCAGCGGAGGATTCGGTCTAGCGGCAGGCACAGACTCAGTAGCCGTCTATGGGTCAGATCTCGGTGGAAAGGTTCTAACGAAGCTATACGCAGGAGATGGCACTACTCTAGGTCACTCTGGAGATGCACTCAATGTCAATGTAGTTGGTGCTGCTATTTCAGCCACAGTTACGATCAATCCTGTAGTTGGTGTTACTAACGGAAATGGTCTTGCATTGAAGGTAATAGGAAGTGGAGTTACCTCAGATGCGCCTATTCTTGTCAAGGGTACTGTAGGAAGTGGTGCTCTAGAAGTTATTTCCTATGCCGCACTTCCAGTAGGTGTATCTGGAGATGTTGGTATTGATGATGCGGCAATTATTGATTCCCTCGAATCAGCATCAAAGCCAATAGTATCGAATCTCACAAGCATCAAGACAAATACCGCAGTTATCTCGACAATCAATGACAAGCTTGCGGCTGGTAGCGTTGCTGTCAGGATAAGCGATATAACAAAGCCACCAAAGATCATCAGCGGACAGAAGGATCTTACCACCGTGGCTACTCTTATTTTGAGTACATCGAATACCATAAAGAGTGGTGTTCACTTGAAGTCACCGATTTCAAATACAACAACGATTTATGTCGGTGGTTCCAGTCTATTGACATCCAGTACATCTGGATTCCCACTTGAACCAGGTGAATCGGTATTCATAGAAATAGACAACATCAACAAGATATATGCAGTAAGTACAAGCGATGCATTAGAGGTTCAGAAAATCAATTACATAGCATCATAAAATGCTCACAAGATCACCGTACAATAAAAACAACGGTAAGCCACTCGGTCAGGGCAAGGAAATAGTTGCCACCCGAAGTGGCTCATTTTATGGATTGCGCTTTGAAAGAATCAAGATAGAATCTTCATCATACAAAAGAGGAATAGTAGTTTCTCCTAATTTCTATTTTTATGATTCTGGCACGAAAGCGATGATTGATTTCTCCGACTACAAGAATGTAGTTGGAATGGAAGACATAGAGGCATTTTTTAAATTAAATCTTTCTGGTGAAACCATGACTGTGACTCAAGGTGAATGGGTAAACCCACAACTCACCGATGAGAAGATATCTCTATCTGGAACATATACATTCAATGAATTCAAAAACAACATGCTGTTTGTCGATGTTGTATCGATTGAAGGATATGATTCAAATCTCACAAGATACGACAAGAATTATTTTGTAAATACACCGAATTTTGATCTCACCGTAGCGGATTCCCAATCAAATCTGTATTTTACAAATATAATAAATGTTTTTGGAAAAAATTCAAAGAATTCTTTCAGTTATCTTGGAGCCCAGATAGGTGATTATATTGTCATATCAAATACACCATACAAGTATGAAATAACAAACATATCGACGGATGATGAAGGCAAGGAAATAGTCACGGTGAATGGAACTATAGCAAATGAAGACAGGACTACAGCCATCACTCCAGTTTTCCTATATTCCGTGAACCAGGATAAGACAGATCTGACTCTGCTAAGTTCCACTAAAATAGGAAAATGCAATGTCAATGCAAATGGTGTGGTTATATGCTATGACAACCAAACAGAGGCTCAATGCCAGCTTAGGAAAAATTCCAAGTTTTCGGAAATCGCATCTTTCACAGAAGGCGATTATTGTCCAGTCAAATCGGATACAGTCAAGCAATTGAGTGCAACCGAAAAACTCACGATAATAGCAGATCAGAATCAAAAGATGCTGTCAACCATAAACAGCAGCTTAGGCAATGCCACCAATACTACAAGATTCAGATGATCAGATCTTTGTTTGTTTCTTTGGAAACAATTCGTATCTGATTGAAAAGTAATATTTCAGCTTATCGGCTGTTCTTTCACTCTCACATAGTACAACCATATTCACAATGTCTTCAAACACTTTGTATTGGCTTATCTGACATTGTTCGAGTTTTTCCACATCTATCTTTGGCGATTCACCAAATGTGGAAAAACTATAGATGAAAGTGAGTTCTGGCATCAATTATCTATTTAAATAAAAAACCCGATCATTTCTGATCGGGTTCTTTGTTCTTTGAATATTACTTCTTCTTGTTCTTTGACTCAAGTGCATCGAGTCGATTGTAGATGTCAGCGAAATCTTCATTGATGAAACGAAGACGATGATCGACATCATCATTTGCAATCTTAGCATTGTTATCGATTGCCTGGTAGAGCATATTCACCTCTGTTTCACGATTATGCTTGCATTGTGCCTTCTGCTCTGGAGTTGGGAGGCTATGTGCGATTACAAAGCAGCTTAGGGTCAGGAGAATTCCATATACCAGAAGAGTTGACTTTGCAAGCAGAGGATCCTGAATCCAGAAGGAAAGAACCGTACCAAAAACTAGAAGTGAAAACGATAGAATTGAAAATAGTAGTCCTAGATTACGCATAAAATTTATCTCCTTTGAACATTCCCGAGTGGACTCGAACCACTGACCAACGGTTTAGAAAACCGTTGCTCTATCCAACTGAGCTACGGGAATACAGCATGATGATTATATCACATCAACTCAGTTAGTCAAGAGCGAGCTTGAGATCTGGTGCAGTGATCTTCTTCTGTGGGATGAAGAGATTGTTGACGACCACCGAAAGATAATGATCCTTGAGGTCATCCATTGGATCGGCTTCGAATACAACAGCAGACTTGGGAATCAGAATTCCATTATCCTGCTTGACATATGGAAGCCACTTGGCAAACATCAGCTTGCCCTCTGGTCCTGGAATAAGAATGGCTGGATTCTTGATGTTGAAGAAAACACCTTCCGCACCCTCGATGATTTCGAATGAGCACATGATTTCCTCACCCGAATTTAGACGCAATACTGTAATTTTATCACTCATATTATAATCCTTTTAATTACTTACAATTACACTTACCGATGATTCTATCCCAGAATGAACAACTTGGTGGAGGAACAATAGGCCAGCATGTATTGAGATCAGAAGGAACAAACTTGTTGTTCTCTGGATTCTCCATTCTATGTGCTGCTCTCGCTATTTCCTTTTCAGTGAATAGGAGATCTATGCATCTTCCATCAACTTCAATTTTTGTAAAGTAAAGTTTTTTCTCAGTGTCCATAAATGGGAATAAGAGGAGTCGAACCTCTTTAATATGTATGTTTTTATTTTAATCTATGACAGTCCCAAGATATCGAACCTGTTTTTCGCATGGTAGCGTAATCGACTCGAAAATGGAAAATAAAAAACACACAGATTAATCCGATATTCCCTCAGATGGTATTTCTTTGCTTTCAAGAATCATGCATGTCACTACAATTCCATGATCCGTTGACATGATAAAATCCTTGATGATCATATCACCATAGACATTATCTCCAACCTGAAGGTAAGGTCCATTTTCATATTCCACGATCATCACCCTATCCGATTCTGCGCTCTGCTTTGCCTGTCTTACATAGCTCGAAGGTCCAAAGCAATACAAAATATTATTTTCCTCATCAAGATAGAAAAGTCGATCATCTCCACTCTTGGTCTTGATGTTTCCAACATTCTTATGCTTCTCTATGATGGATTCGATGGTTATTGAATCACCTAGAGTAGAATTGCTTGATGGTTCTGCATTCAATTTTCTTGTCTCCATCCACATGCATCTTGCGTTGCTTTAAGATTCCTTTTCCCCAACCAAATGGTCGGGTGATCGTGGTGGAATGAATTTTAATTGCATTTCCCTCACGCTCTGCCTCAAGATCAAACTGATCTAGAATTCTTTTTGCCATAATACGCCGTCTTGGAATCGAACCAAGTCTTACTCGATTATAAGTCGAGCTGAGGTAACCAAGACCTCCCACGGCGCGTTGATGTGGGTATTATAGCAACCCACTATTTACTTGTCAACCCACTGCTGATTCGATCATCATGTTTCCAATTACAATCACTGCAAGTGCTACAACTGCCAGTGTGATCAGAACGGTAATAATTATCTTCTTCATTTAAATCAACCCCATTTCCCTATCTAGTTCGACAAGCTTATCCAACGGACTCATCTTTCCTTCGCAATCAGTTGTCCTGAACAAATGATTGTTTTCATTGGCATCTTGTGCTGTTTCGAATGAAATCTTGGACTTCTTGTTATTTACATGTCCATTTTCATTCTTCATCATGTAGTTAGACTTCTGACGATCATCGTCATGACCAAGACGATAATTCAGATGATCGATCCCAAGACTTGCAATCAAATTGGTCTTGCAAAAAAGATCAACAATCATCTTACTCTTCTCAATTGCTTCCTCTTCTGTGAATGGAAGAGGAATATCGATGTGCAGTCTGTATTGGCTCATAGCTTCTTGAATCCTTCGTTATCAGTATAGTAGATCTTGTCGAAAACTTCAATGCACCATCCACTGCAAACTTCACACGGACGAGACATTCGCAATTCACCATCCGCATTCATTCGAACATTCACCAAAGTCAGCTTCTTGTCCTTCAAACGCTTTGGAACCTTTCGATAGGCATCCAGTTCGGAGTGCATCTCATTGTAAAGATATCCAAGACGCATCGCCTTCGGGTGGGTCTTGAAGTAGTTTGCTCCAACAGAAATCAAACGATTCTTGTTGAAGATAAGTGAAATATGCTTTTTCTGCCTTGGAACTTCCAGACAGAGAGGAAATGCATACTTGAGAATTTCTTCGGTCGGAATCATAAAAGAAAGAGGCGAACTTAATCGCCCCATTCCAGCTTAGTTGTTATCAGCGAGACGAGTTGATTGCACGGCGAGTGCCATCAGCGGAGAACGAAAACTTACGCTTTCCACTATGAGTGTCACGCATGAAATAGCGAGTATTTCCGTTACGAGTCTCCTCGGTCTCGACCTCAAAATTGCCATAACGCTCAACAAGGGTACGGATGTCGCTCATCATGGCGCGAATATTCTTCACACCAAAACGGCTACGAGCCTCTGCTGCGGTGATGCCACGGCCTGCGGCGAGATAATTGATAACCTTACGCTTCTTAGAAAGTACACTGTTTGACATAACTTAATTCTCCATTGACTCTTAGTCTTGATCACCATGCCGAGTCTTGCATGATGACAAACGATTGAATTTTCTTTTCAAAATTGATATAATGCTTTGGGCGGGTACTGCCCCCACATTCTTCACCTTAAAAGGGTGCTGCATTGCTAGTCTGCCACCAAAGCTTGTTGTAACTATTTTAACTGATTACTTGTACTTTGTCAAGG